TTTGCCCCATTAAATTTCAAACTCATGTTCAGTTTTCCCCTCAAAAATGTCACACATGGTACTTGAAAAAACTCAAATAAAAAATTAAAAAAGTTACGCTAGGTACTTGACTAAGGCACACAAGTGTGCTATTATATAATTGAAGAAAGGGAAGAGCCTTCAAGTTCAAGATAGTACAAAAAAGTGATAGGTAGCATAGCTACCGATCGCGTCACTATCAAATTGCACATTGAAAATTGAATATTGAAAGTCACTAGTTTAGCATTGTAAAATGATAGAAAGGGGGGTAGTAATATGATCATTGATAACAGAATATTTAATGATATGTTAGATAACATATCACGTAGAGGGTTAATGACAGATGTGTGGTGGTATTCAGCATCAGTAACCACATATACTTATGCGATAGGCGAGTACACTTATAAGCTTATTTTTACTGAAAATAGCATAATGGTAAAGGAGTTTTACAAATGTGTAATAGTGCATAAAATGGCAAGTGTTTTTGGAAAGGTGGTAAGATTATGAAAACTAGAAAAGCGTTTTATATGGATAACATTGAAACAATTAAAGTATTAGAGGATAGGCTATTTGATTTAATACAGAAAATGGATCATGAGTGTGGTAAGCAAGATTTCAATGAAAAGCTGAATCAGGCATGGTCACTATTATACCAGGTATGCAAAGAAAAATAAATAAGAAAGTGAGGTATCAGTATGAACAAAAAATTACAGATTCAAGCTAATAAGGAAGTGTTAGCAGTAGTTGACCGTTACAATGAAGAAATGGAACACTGCACAATAGGAGAAGGAAATCGACTTCGCACTTGTCAGGCATACGTGTACGAAACACCTAGTTTCTATGTGTTGAGAAGCTACAATACAGTAGTAGCAATTATTGAGAAGAAAACAGATACTTGTTACGATTTTCTTCGGGCTGTCTATGGATATACAAGCACATCAGCACAGCACATTTCAAAATTTGATAAAGACTATGGTCGTGGTGCATGGGGTTGCACGGAACGTGTAACTTACCGTGAAGTATAAGGGGGGTATAAACATGAGTTTACTTATAACTTTTTGGAATGGCAATTACACACAGTTTGACGAATGTAATTCTATTGAACACGATTTAGGTTTATTTAGAATATATCAAAATCATGAGTGCTACGAGTATGAAAAGGATGGTATTAAAGAAATAATTATCGTCAACGATTATACAAGGTCATACGCAATAGAACAGGGATTTGAAGCGTAGCTAAATATGGTGCGTGGTTAGGCACGATTACAGTTTCAACGCTGTTCGCCCATTAGCACTAACAAGGTTCAGAAACTAATAAACACAATAGAAAGAAGAGGTATTACTATGGCAAGAGAGAAAATGGTAACACGAACAGTAACACAGACAACAGCAGACGTTATGACGATTGATGTCACAACAGCGGAAGTACAAGTAAGTGAATTTACAATCGGTGGTACTTATGATTCAGATGAAATATTGTTAAAAAAACTACAGAGTCTTTTTCAGACCGATACTCTAAAGCTTGTACATATCAGTAGCACTACGGTAGAGGATTTACTTTTAGGAATGAGTGAAGAGGACTTCATCAGATACGCTACAGTTCTTCCACCTAGAAGTACTAAAAAAGAAAGTGAGTAGATTTAGCATGAAAAAGTCAAACACGGTGCGTATAATGGTAGAATTTAAAGATTCTGATTCAGAGCGTTTTGTAACAGATTCATTTTCGCTTGATTCAGGTATATTGACAATCAAACAAGATTCTGTCAAGCGCACATTACGATTAGACTGCATAAAGTCAATTTACATATTCTAAGAATACATAAAGTTAGTCAAAACTAACAAGGGTGCGTGGTTGACACGGTTACAGTTTCAACACTGTACACCCTTTAGCATCAACAAGGTGTGGAAACTAATTAAAATAAAAAACCAGAAAGAAAGAGGGAACAAAAATGAGTAAACATTATGTAAAGTTAGTAAAGGAAATGATTAAAGAGGACATCAAGGATCAAGTATCCATATCAGTGGTAAACGGTACTCTTGTGGTAGACATCTATGTAAATCACTGTTTATGTTGGCACACAGCTATACCACGTATTGAATTACGAGCCAGTTCATATATGACAGCGAAAATCGTAGCAGACACGATCAAAAATCAATATAAGCAGTTCATTTTGGATAAGTATTTTGTTCGGAAAAAATTCAAATAATACTTGACATTTAGATTACCATATGCTATTATATAATTGTAGCAAGGTAATAAATAAAAGTCCAAGTTACGTTTGCCATAGGTGGTGTAGGCTTCAAACCAACTATGCCACCTACCCCCTTAGTAGGTGTAGTTTATTGGTAAAATGCGTGAATCTTAAATAAACCCTATCATCGCTCATTCACGTGAAACAGGTTCAATCCCTGTCACCTGCTCTAGTGCTTTATAGCACTAAACTATATCTTGACGTTTTTAAAAAAATAAAGAAAGAGAGGAAGAAAAACATGGCAAGAGTACCAATGGTAACACGAACAATTATCACAACAAAAGTCAACGTAATGTGCTTAGACATTGAGACAGGAGAACCTTGTAACAGGTCTGTAGTAGTTCCGCGTACTTACAAGGACGACGAAAAGCTTCTTAAGAAAGTGAAAGAAGCTCTTGAAACGGAAACTTTGAAAGCGGTACACATTGTTGACAAGGAAGAGATTGAAACTCTTTATGGCATGACAGAGCAGGAGTTTATTGAACACGCAGAAGTTCAGCCACCTAGAAAAGTAGCAGAAGAAAACGTAACAGAATAACAGAAAAAAAGAGAGGTAAAATAATATGATAGAAATTAAAGCTTGCAGTAGAGAGTTTACAGATATTGAACAATATCTTATGACGATTGCGCCATCAATCACTTCAATGAAAGACGTACCAGATGGCACGCGTATCACCGTTAACGGTATTTTGACATTCGACGACACCAAAGACTCAACTGGTGAAACGTCAGAAATTCTTTCAGTAATTACACCAGAAAAGAAAGTATATTCCTGTCAGTCAGCAACGTTCAAACGTTCGATTAGAGATATTTCAATTATTATGAAAGGTAAATCGTTTACAATCGTAAAAACATCTGGAAAGACGAAAGCAGGTCGTGACTTTATCAACTGTGAGTTAGATGTAGAAAGTCTTAGGTAGCCTATAAATATTAACAGCGTGTACTTTAATCGGTACACGCTTTTTTAGACAAGAGGGTGATTTTTCATGGCAAAAAGAAAAAAGAAAGTATCAGCTTATACACGTAACAGAAATCGTATCAACAGTTACATAAGACGATTAAACAAAAAAGGACTTATCACTGACCTATATTTTCCGACAGAAAGAGAACTAAAATTGCAAGGAATAAAAGGTGCAGAGTTAACTCGTTACACCAATGAGTTGAAAAAGGTAACGCCAGATTTCTTAAAAAGTGAAGCTATTCCAATTCCAAAAACACCTCAGAATTTTAACGAAAATGGTGATTTAAAAGCCGGTGATAATGGTATGTTTAATAGGGCAGTAATAGGAGATATAAAAAATAACATATCACATTACCCTAAAGAGATAGCTGATAAAGTTACTTCTTTAATCGGTCAGTTAATCACACAGCAGGGTATAGATGATGTAGTAGAAGCTATTATATCAACACCAGATTTACATTACTATTTGAATAAAAGTAAGTATGACAGTGAATCAGCATTGGAAGATTATGCTACTGGAATTATAAATGCACTGCCTAGTGCAAGTGATCAGTATAAAATGGACTTAGCTGACGCTTTCGAGTTCAACGAGTTAGGGTATACCATTGAAGATTAAAAAGTACAGATATTTTATGTGCGACTTTGAAACAACTGTTTACAAGGGACAAGAGTTCACAGAGGTATGGGCGTCTGCTTCGGTAGAACTATTCACAGAAGATGTTCAAATATTTCACTCAATAGACGAACAGTTTAATTACTTTGTAAAGCAAGATTGCAATATCGTAGCCTATTATCACAACTTAAAGTTTGATGGTTCATTCTGGTTATCATATTTGATGATAGATAAAGGGTTCAAACAGGCTTACAGAAAAACAGGTGAATCTATAAATGAGGTAGAGTGGTTGCAGGAAAAATTTATGGAAAACAACTCTTTTAAATATAGTATATCAGATAAAGGAATGTGGTACACCATTATTATAAAGGTAAATAACCACTTTATTGAAATAAGGGACTCACTAAAGCTTTTACCATTCAGTGTTAAAAGAATTGGTGATAATTTTGGTACAAAGCATAAGAAGCTTGACATGGAATACACAGGTTTTCGATATGCAGGTTGTGAGATAACAGAGACTGAAAAAGAATACATTGCTAATGATGTCTTTGTTGTTAAAGAAGCACTTGAAATTATGTTCAATGAGGGGCATGATAAGCTGACAATAGGTTCTTGTTGTTTGGAAGAATACAAAGATATATGTAAGAAATCACTCAAGAATCAGTTAGAGTACAAGGAAATGTTTCCAGACGTATATAATGTGAGTATTAACCCTACAGAATACACATACGAAAACGCTGGAGATTATATAAGAAAATCATATCGAGGTGGTTGGTGTTATTTAGTAAAAGGAAAAGAGAACCAAATAAAAACAAACGGAACTACGGCTGATGTAAATTCACTGTACCCTTCCATGATGTCTTCTGAATCTGGAAACAGGTATCCTATTGGTAAACCTTGTTTCTGGAAAGGAAACTATATTCCAGACGAAGCTATAGCAGATAATAAGTATTATTTTGTTAGAGTTAAAACAAGATTTTATATCAAGAAAGATAAGTTACCATTTATACAGATAAAAAGTTCTTACTTATATAAAGGCACAGAAGCACTGGAATCGTCAGATATTTATGACAGTAAAACAGATTCTTACTTTTCATTCTATAAAGATAAGGACGGTATATTAAGAGATACAAGGGTTGAATTAGTCTTGACAATGACAGATTACCAGTTGTTGAAAGATCACTATGATTTAGTTGATTTTGAAATACTTGATGGTTGTTGGTTTTACGCCTTAACAGGCATATTTGATGAATACATAGAAAAGTACAAACACCAGAAGCTTGTTAGTAAAGGTGCATTGCGTGAGTTGGCTAAACTTTTTCTTAATAATCTTTATGGAAAAATGGCATCTAGTAAAGATTCATCGTTCAAACTGGCATATGTGAAAGATGATAAAACAATTGGATTTTTACCTGTTACAGAATCAAACAAGAAAGCAGGGTATATTCCTGTTGGTTCAGCTATCACAAGTTATGCAAGAAACTTTACTATCAGAGCAGCACAAGCGAATTATCATGGTGTTGATAAAGCAGGTTTTATTTATGCTGATACAGACAGCATACACTGTGATTTACCACCAGAAGAAATAGTTGGAATCAAAGTGCATGATAAAAACTTTTGTTGTTGGAAATTGGAATCATGTTGGGATAAAGCAATATTCACAAGACAGAAAACCTACATTGAGCATGTAGTTGCAGAGAATCTTGAAACGATTGAAAACCCATACAACAATATAAAGTGTGCAGGTATGCCAAAACGTTGCAAAGATTTATTTGAATTATCACTGACAGGTGATGCTGATAAAAATAAAGAATGGAGTGATGAAGAAAAAGAATTTCTATTTGACGAAGATAACAACCCTATTAAACGTGATTATAGTTCATTTAAAATAGGGTTGAAAGTTCCCGGAAAATTACGACCAAAGAGGATACGTGGTGGTGTATTGTTAGTAGATACATCATATGAAATGAGATAAAAAACAGAGGGAGAACTAAGTTCTTACCCTCTGTTTTATTTATATCTATAACCCATGTGTTAATCATTGCGTTCAGCGAAAACGACAAGTAACACAGGCTCTATACTTTCAAGAGTGCTATCCTATGTCCTCAATGTTAATCGCATGAGTAGATATACCTAGTAACTAAGTGCACTTAATGTTGCTTCCTTGCATCTTAAATCTTTAAACCTAAAGCAACCACGTTCAAATAGATACCTAAGATTATTCAAAAAGAAGTCATTACGTTTTAACATAACATAATTGATTTCGTGGTCGTCAGTAGTTACACTGATTTTTAAACCAAAAGTGCGATCTGGCCTATCATCACAGTATAAGTACCCATTTTCAGGAAATTCCCTTATACCAAACTCACACCCTTTATATTTAAGAGTACAAAGGTATTTATTTTTTCCAGTAGGTCTTTCAATAAAATTTTGATTATCATTTAAGTAAACACATTCACTACTATATCCAACATAACTGTCTTTCTTAAAAGCTCGATTGAATCCGCTAGTTTTCTGCGCTTCACTTGCTGATTTATTAAATCCCTGTTCTAGCACAAACCCGTCGCCACGTAAAAATTTTGTATCTTTATGCAGTCTAGCACTTATTTCCATTTTTGTGTAATATGGATTGATAAGACTGACAGGGTTTGCGATCATATACACAGGTACATAACGAACCTGTTCCCCCTGGCCTCTAGCAATAGAAGTGTGAATACTGATGAACTTTCTTACTTCATCAGGGCAGTAGTGATTAGATTCACTTTGAAATTCGTCAAACTCTAGCCTTGAAATATCAGCAAATAAATGACTGTATTTTTTCAACTGGTCGGCACTGTTTAAACTGATAGCATAACCACAGCTTTTTTCGTCTAAGAATAACTCATGGAAAATTCCACTCGCCCGTCTTTTTGAAGTCATGGTATGCCCTGTGAAGAACAGACTACCTATATCTTTATAGAATTTATCTACCACATTATCAAGTTCATAATTATAACGGTAAATAAGTCCAAACTTTTCACCTTTATCAAGAAATCTGTTTATACATAGTCTGCTAAAATAGGTTGTCTTTCCTGCGCTTCGGTTGGAAGTAACCATATAGATTTCTGGTTTGTTACCGTTGATATCTAACATTGACAATAATTTAGTACCGTCATAATATTTTCCCATATAAAAAATCTCCTTTTCATATTTAATTATAACACACATATTGCTTTTTTGCAAGTATTGTGATATAATAAAATTGAATTAAATAAGAAAGGAGATACCATGGAGAACTTATATCCAATCTTTGTAGCGTTAGTGTTTAACGCCCTAGACGTACTAACCGGTATCGTGTCAGCCATAAAAAATAAAGACATTAAATCAGCTAAACTACGTGATGGTCTTTTCAAAAAAGTGGGTTTTATTTTCTGTTATTTTACGGCTTGGTTAGTTGATGGGTATGGTGGTGTTATAGGATTCAAACTAGGTGTAGCAATATTACCAGTTATTGTCCTTTATGTATGCACAACTGAACTAGTTTCAATACTAGAAAACATATCCAAAATTAACTCAGACCTTTTACCGGGCAAACTTATGGAACTTTTTCACATTTCAGAAACCAGAAAGGAGTAACAAATGGCTGACATTAACAAAGCTGTTTCTTTCATGATTAACACAGCAAAGGACAATATTCATGGTTATGACCAACAGCACAGAAACGGCCCAGATTATGACTGTAGTTCACTGGTAGGGACAGCATTATACTATGCAGGTTTCGCTGTTTCGCCTTATTCATGGACTGGCAACTTAGAATCACAGTTAATAAAAGCAGGGTTTGTTGATTGCAAAGCACCATGGAAAGCAGGTGACATTCATTTAAACAGAGGAAACCACGTATGTATGAGTATCAATGAAAGCCAGATAGTTGAAGCGTCAATTAACGAAAAAGGAACAGCCACAGGTGGTAAAACTGGTGACCAGACAGGTAAAGAAATTCATATTACTAACTATTATAATTATTATCTAGGTTGGGATTTACACTTGAGATTTACTGGTACAAACAATAACATCAATAAAGTTTATACGATTGAAGAAATAGCTAGACAGGTTATTGCAGGTAAATGGGGTGTCGGTAACGAGAGAAAAAGACTCTTAGAAAAAGCAGGTTATAATTATGATGAAGTGCAAAGCTATGTAAATGGACTCTTTACAAAAGGTGGCTACAAGTCGAACGGTGAAGTTGCAAGAGAAGTTATCAAAGGTGTGTGGGGAGTAGGAAAAGAAAGAAAAAACAGACTTGAAAAAGCGGGTTATGATTATAACGAGATTCAAAAACTCGTTAATCAGATGCTAGGTTAGTACAATGCCAGACATAAACAAAGCTTATTCATGGGCAATCGAAACGTGTAATGCCCCTAACGTGGGATATAGTCAGACATATAGAAACGCCCAGACCGTAGGTGGCATTACATATTACGATTGCAGTTCTTTTATCAACTACGCACTCTTAGCAGGTGGATTTACAACACCTAATTACGCACCAAAATATAACGCTTTTACAACTTATACCGAAGCAGACGTTTTACTTTCACTAGGTTTCAAGGAAGTTGATGCTAGCGGTGAATACTTAGCGGGCGACATTGGTCTTTCAGTTTCCCATACAGAAATGTGCTATAAAGGTGGTAAGGGAAAAGGTGTGTTCATGGGAGCGCACACAGACAACGCACCATTAGCACATCAAGTTAGCATAGGTTCAACAACTGGAAATCAAAATTATGAAACATCATTCCCACGTTTATTCAGATATGGCGAGGGTGGTGCAACCGGTTACGGATGTAGTGCATATGTTGTATCAGCAATATGTGGTAATATGTGGCAGGAAAGTGGCATAAACCCTGGAATGTGGGAAGGACAGAATGTTAGTTCGTTTACTGCTTTAAATGTTGGTTTTGGACTGGGACAATGGACAAACACTGGTGGGGATACACACGGTAGACTTTATAAGTTGCATGAATGGCTTCAAGAAAATGGATATCAAGATGATGATGGTGTCGGACAGTTAAATTATTTAATTCACGAAAATGTATGGTATTCCAGAGATGAAGCTAGTCAATATGCCACGTTAACAGATTTTCTGGCTTCCAGTAGTACAGATTTAGCTGAATTAACACATGCTTTCAACGTAGGTTGGGAGGGTATTCACGATCACACATGGGATTTCCGTGTAACCTATGCAGAAAAATGTTATGACTTTATTACGAAACACGCTAATGACACCTCAATCAACAAATGGTTTTCAAAAAATGAGTTCTTATCAGTCGACGAAAGACTCAACAATGCTGTTCTTATCTACAGATTCTTATCGGCAGGTGGCGGAGGTGGTGGAACGCACACTACAAAAAAGAAATCAATGCCAGTTTGGATGATGTTAAAATATCATTATTAAATTGAAAGGGGGTGATGTATGATGTTATTTAAAGAGGGAACATATAAGCATGAAAGTGGGTTTACAATTTTGGTTGATAAAAATGGAATGGTAATGCTTTCACCAAACCACCCCCTTTCATTGAGGCTTGATGAAATGTTTGACTCTACAAAATGGACTAAAGTAAACCAGTAAGGAAGTGATTAAATGGCAGTAAAAACTAGAGAGGAAATTCTGGAAAGTTTCAAAACAAGATTAGGAGAAAATACTGACGATGAATCCATATCGTTTTTAGAGGACGTTACCGATACACTTGATGACTTTGAAAAAAGAGCAAAAGGTGACGGCACAGACTGGAAAAGTAAGTATGAAGAAAACGATGCGAACTGGAGAAAGAAATATACAGAAAGATTTTTCTCAGTTGAACCAGAACCAGAACCAAAACCAGAGCCAAAACCAGAACCAGATGATACCCCAAGGACATTTTCAGATTTATTTAAGGAGATTTAAAAGATGGCTAGAAGAATTGCTAATAGTACGCTTAATGCGTCTACAATTGACATTATGAATGTAATCAGGCAGAACGCTTCATATGATTATCAGCAGAACGTACCGGCTGTCGCAAAGGCAAGTGACATTCCTAAAGTCGGAGAAGTTATCTACGGAACACCTGCTTTTGCAAACCAGTTTATTAACGCACTTGTAAACAGAATTGCTATTGTGCGTGTGCAGTCTGCAAACTTTAACAATCCGTATTCAATTCTTAAAAAAGGATATCTTGAATACGGCGAAACTGTAGAAGATATTTTTGTATCAATTGCAAAAGCGGTAGACTTTAGTGCAGAAAAAGCACCGAAGAGAGAGTTCCAGAGAAGTATCCCGGATGTTCGCTCAGCATTTCACGTAATGAACTGGCGTGTAATGTACCCAGTAACCATTCAGGACGAAGATTTAAGACAGGCATTTCTTAGTATTGATGGTGTACAGAACCTTATTGCTAAGATTGTTGATGCAGTTTACACAGGTGCAGAGTACGACGAGTTCCTGCTCTTTAAGTACCTGTTGATTAAAGCAATCAGTCATGGTAGAGTGCATCCAATCTCAATCGGTACTGGCAAAGTACTTACAGAAAGTGCAGTTCAGTTTAGAGGTACTTCTAACTTATTACCATTTATGTCAAGTGAGTTCAATGAAGCAGGTGTTAAAACGAACACGCCTAAAGAAAGACAGGTTATTTTCATGGACGCTATGTTCAATGCACAGTATGATGTAAATGTACTTGCAAGTGCTTTCAATATGGACAAAGCGGATTTTATGGGTAGGCTGTTCCTCATTGACAACTGGTCAGAGTTCGACAATGAACGTTTTGACATTATCAGAGCTAATTCTGATGGTATCGAAGAAGTTACCACGAAAGAACTTGCACTGTTGAAAAATGTAAAAGCTGTTATTCTGGACGAAAACTGGTTTCAGGTTTATGACAACAATAACAAATTTACCGAGAAGTATGTGGCATCTGGTTTGTACTGGAATTATTTCTATCATACATGGAAAACAGTTTCCAATTCTCCGTTTGCAAACGCTTGTGTATTTGTAACAGATGATGCTACAATCACATTACCTGCAACAATCACAGCACATGTTGATGCCAAGGACGAAAGTGATATTGCTACAGTATTTACAATCAGTCCAGCCTTAGACGGTCAGAGTCTTGAGCCACACAATGTTAACTTTATTCAGACCGAAGCGTTGACCTCAGCAGGTATCGCAGTTCAGCCTTATGGTGGCATTATGATTCCTAACAATAAGATTGGTACAGAGATTACTCTGGTAGCAGAGATTAACGGTACTAAGTACACAGCCCCTACAACTATTACTGGTACTACAACTGTTGGTACAGCTATTACATTAGATAAACAGTAATGATAAGGATGTGTGGTGGTATTAAGTTACTGCCACACATCAGTTAGAAAGGAATTTATTATGTATATATATCCTCAGACTAATATAAAGTTACTAAAAGATGTGCCACTAGATACAACATATGACCACACATTATGGTTTGACAACGCAAGCGCGCAGTTCGAATATTTCAGTGCGTTGACAAAGTACAATATGAATAACTACAGTTATCAAAGAGTACAAAAAGGAGTAACAAGAGTCGGTATTAAAGCTGACAGTCTTTATGATTGCAACTACATGATGTTTCAAAATTCAGCTTATGGTAATAAGTGGTTTTATGCTTTTATCACAAGTGTTGAATATGTGAATGACGTAACATCTAACATCAGTTTTGAAATTGATGTCATGCAAACATGGCTATTTGACTGTTCACCAGATTATTGTTTTGTTGAAAGAGAACACTCAGAAAGTGACCAGATAGGTGCTAACATTATACCAGAGAACCTTGACACTGGCGAGTATGTGTATAATGGATATGGTAAATTAACTAAAGTTCTTGACCCATTGTGTATTATATGCATGGTCTGTGACACGGCAGAAGACCCAGACGGTACATTATATGATGGTATTTACGGTGGGTGTACATTATTTGCGTATAACGTAGATAAGAAAGGCGTTACCGCGTTGACCAAAAAATTGCAAAGCTATAACCAAAAGCCAGATGCAATTGTTGGACTTTATATGTGTCCTGTTATCGCTACTGGTCAAGCTATTCCAGATGACGGGTTACAATTACTGTTTTCAAAAAGTGCTTATGGGTTTGACATTTCTGTTCCTGCCTTGACAACAAATGATACTATTGACGGGTACAAGCCTAAAAACAATAAACTGTACACTTATCCATATAACTATTTATCAGTAGAAAACGGAAAATCTACTGCCAGTTTTAGATATGAATTTTTTAACAATTTAACTGTAGCACTTCACGTTGATGTTCCAGTTACAATGCCAGTACAAGTAGCATTAAGACCAAACGGGTACAAGGGCAGTAAGGTTGGTACAACTCTTAACGGTGAATCATTGATACTTGACGATTATCCAATGTGCAGTTGGTCTGCTGATTCTTTCAAAGCATGGCTAGCACAGAACGCACTCCCATTAGCAACCACAGCTACGGCAGGTGCATCTGCTCTAGGATTGTCTGCTTTAGGTGTAAGTTTTCCACCACTAGGGGTACTAGCAGGAGTTGGTACTGTAATGAATCTTTTATCGCAGGGGTATAAAGCGTCTATTGCGGCTGACGTGGCAAGAGGGAATATCCATAGTGGTAACGTTGATGTTGCAAGTGGAAAGAAAACTTTTTGGGGCGGTAGAATCAGTGTAAGTCATCAGTATGCAAGAATGATTGACGATTTCTTCACTAAGTTTGGTTACGCAACTAAGAGAGTAAAAATTCCTAACCGTAACAGTAGGCCGCATTGGAACTATGTGAAAACTGTTAGTGCTACAATGACAGGAAGTGTGCCGTCTGATGATATGAAAAAAATTTGTAGTATCTATGATAACGGTGTGACATTCTGGAAACATGGATATGAAGTCGGTAGATACGACCTAGACAATAGTCCAGTGTAATAAGGTGGTGATAAAATGGGACGAAGAAAGCATGACATTTTTGACGAAAGTATGGCGTTGAATAACCTTACTTATCGTCAGTATTTGAACAGGTTAACAGAACTTGCAATATCCATGTTTGAATGGAAGAATTTACCAGATACAGTTGACGCAAGATATCTTGAATTACATTTATTTGAAACTGGTTGTATGGTTTATTTCAAAGATGAAGTAATAGGGGACTTGTGCTTAGACTGTATAGTTAATGGGAGACTTGATGTGTATGGAAATCCTTTGCTTAGACGTGCGTACAGTGAATACAACAATTATCAGAAGTTACTAAAATATAATAACAGTGTTATTATCTGGAATAATTATCTACACGGTAACAGTATTCTTGATGTTGAAATGTTTGCACGAAGATTGTACAACATTGACAGAATCATTGATGTTAATGCAAACGCACAGAAAACACCAGTGTTGTTACAAGGTACTGAAAAACAAAGACTTACTCTTTTAAATTTATATAAAGAGTATGACGGGAACGCACCTTTTATTTTTGGCGACAAAAATTTGGACCTTAATTCGTTGAAAGCACTTAGCACTAATGCACCATATGTGTGTGATAAACTGTATCAGTTAAAAACACAGATATGGAATGAAGCACTAACTTATCTCGGTATCAGCAATATCAATATTCAGAAGAAAGAAAGATTGATAACTGATGAAGTTACGCGAAATCAAGGTGGCACTATTGCTAGCAGATATAGCAGGTTAGAATCACGTAGGCAAGCTGTTGAAAAAATAAATGATATGTTCGGTACAAATATTGAAGTCAATTATCGTGAAGATTTTCAAGAGGTTGGTAACGATGATGTAACAGATAACGCAGGTAAAGCAACGACAGGCGGTGAAGAAAATGAGTAAATACACGACAGAGGTTAGGTATATTTGTGAAACTGATAGCGGATTAGATGAAAGTGTTGGATTTAACTCAGTAGATGACGTTATATCAAAATCATGGGACAAGATTTTTACCAGTAAAGTACCATTCTTTGATGAAGATTATAGAAAAGTACTCTGTTGTAAAATCTTAAAGCACTATTATTTAAGAGAGATTTGCTGTGAAACTGTAGGAATCTGGAAACTTTGGGTTAACACCAAGTTGGAAGAAATCATGCCTTACTATAACCAGTTATACGAAAGTGCTAAGTTAAAGTTTGATCCATTCCATGATGTTGACTTAACCAGAAAACGTAACAGATATGAAAACGAAAAAAGCACAGGCAATAGAAGCGGAAATATTAACATAGATGTAAACAAAACAAAGACAACAAGTAGCGATAAAAATAGAAATGAAAACGGAGAAGAAAAGAACTTGTTCAGTGATACACCTCAAGGTGGGTTAGATGGCGTTGATAACCAGACTTATCTAACAGACGCTAGAAAGATTAACGCCACAAAAAGCGAAAATGAAAGTGTAAGCAGTAACGCTACCGAGAAAACTGGTGGTAGTTCTAAAGATAGCGAACAAAGTAGTGGTAATGTTGACACTACAGAAGATTATATCGAAACTATTGTTGGTAAACAAAACTCAGAAAACTACAGTTCACTAATCATGAAATACCGTGAAACATTCTTGAATATTGACATGCAGGTTATTAAAGAATTTGATGAGCTATTTTTTGGATTGTGGTAAAAGGAGGAATTTAACATGGATGAAACTATAAAAACATTGCGATTTTATTGCCAAAAGGTACTACCATTAGTCTATGACGATAGTTTAAGTTACTACGAACTATTATGTAAAGTTTGTGACAAACTTAACGAAGTTATTACAGCACAAAACGGTATACCAGAATATATTGAAAAAAAGATTAAGGAATACATTGAAAGTGGTGATATTAACGCTATTATCGCACAAATTTTAGCTAATTATAACCTTAACGTTAAATTTCCGCCTAGCGGGTTAAAACCTGCAAGTGGTGATGGAACAGCAGATGATACACAAGCTATTCAGGCTTGCATTGATTATGCATCACAGCATGAGGGTATGACTCTATTCTTCCCAAACGGTTCGTACTTAGTTAGCGAATTAACTTTACATGATACTTTATCAATGTATGGACAGGATAGGTATAATACTAGGGTAGTAATTAGAGGTGGAGTTAAAAAAGCTATCATTAGCGGTACATTAAGAAATCTCTCATTAACAGGGTTAGGGTTTGACGGTAATGGTGATATACAAGTTAACAACGTTGATATTATCGATGTTAGTTGTGATAGCTGTTCTATTAGTAACTGTTTCTTTACTGATGGCTATACATTGCTAAAATTAAATTCTAAAGTACAGTCTGACATTTCTAATTGTTATTTTGAAAGTGCAGTTGTAGAATCAGCTAACTTAACTGGTACTGGTGTTAGACTTACTAACTCTATGTTTAAGTCTATATCAGATGTTAAAGGAAAAACATTCTTAAATGTAGGATGTGATAATTCTATCATTGACAACTGTATTCTCGATAAAGAAGTTAAAGACCCTTTAATTATTAGTGGTGAAAATAATGTTGTAAATGTAATGTATAATTACCCTTACAATAGTAAACAGGTTTACGGGAATAATAATGTAAAAATTTATCGCAAATACGAAGAAAGTAAAGCGGATAAGAAAATTTTTCATGGTACTGATTTTGTCGTAGATGCTAACTTAGTTTATTCGACACCTGCAACCGGTGATAGTTTCTATGACACCGTTACAATGAAAACAGTTAATACAAATAACTTGTATAAAGTTATGGTGGAAAATGAAACAACAGATACAATTCCAACTAGAATTTCAGAAGCTGAAAAAAATATCACAACTAATACTAACAATATCAGTGCAAATTCAAATGAAATTACGAAAACAAACATAGCTCTTACAGATTTTAAAAAACAAACAAATGATAATTTTACAACAGTTAACGGTGACATTACAAATATCAACAAAGAAATTGAAAAAATTAAAGGAATTGAGGGTATTCGAGCTAATCGCAAAATTATTATTGCATGTGATAGTATTGGTATTGGAACAAACCCAGACGGTAATGTGACAGGATTTACTGAAATCATTAGACAGAAAATGGGACTAACAACAGGTACTAATTTCTTCATCTGTGGTGGAAATAACTTTGGATTCAACACGCCAAGTTCAGCTTTTAGATGGTTAGAGGGTATGAAAAAAGTTACTACACCAGATGATAATTCTATTACTGATATTTATGTCTTTGGTGGGGACAATGACGACACTGAAATTCTTGACGTAAATAACATTACACCAATATTAGCACAAATAGAATTGTTCTGCGATTATTGTAAGACACGTTTTCCAAACGCTCAAATTTCTATTGGAATGATAGGATGTAAAATGAATGGTACACCTTATAGACTAGCTGCTGTTAAAAATGCGTATAGCAGATGCGGAACATACGGCGCAAAATTTATTGACAACTGCAATTACATTTTACAAGACTTATCACTCTTTGCTAGTGATAATATACATCTAAAGCAAGACGGTCAAAATCTATTAGCTGATTATTTGTTATCTGTTATACACGGTGGCGAAGTATCAGTTGTAAAACAGTATTACGGTTTTGAAATGAACAAGACAAATAAAATAACACCAGTAAATAATACTAAATTTAGTTGTATTCAATGGATGTTTAATAATATAAAGCATTGGAATTTTGACCGGTTAAGATTTGACCTTGTAACACCTGCTACCATTGATGAGGAAATGAACATTGAAGCGTTTACTTTTAATACGGGATATATTTGTGGTGATAATTCATATAACGGTTGTAGATTTACTACAACAGGTTTTGGGTATTTTGATGACGACCAGTATAGAGTAATTACCATTCGATTTAACGTTATTGAACGTAAAATTGTTCTAAGTATTGCATGTTTAGATGGAACAGGTTATCCGAAATCTAAACTAAAAGGTATTATTATACCAGCGTTTGAAACACAACAGGTATCAGATATGTGCTAATTTTGAGGAGAGGTTATACTTTTTAGCCTCTCCTATTTTTATTATTTACGGTGCAAATGATAAGTGAGTTGATAGCTAAAATGAAAACGGGGTTTGAAATTTAATGGGGC